CATTGCAGCGACTCACCTGCCATGAGCACCGCCTTGAACAAGCAGTACTCCGTACCGCTGACATCCTTCTTGACCGTCACGGTGTTGGCCGTGCTGGCGTGACGATTGAAGACCGAGATCGACTTTACGCCGCGCTGGGTTGACGATGCGGGCGCAGCGACAATCACGGTCGTACCCGCCGTGTTGATCGTGCCGTGGCCGTCGCCCGGAGTGAACGCGGTCGTGGTCATGTCCACATACGACACCGCGTAGTCAATGTCCGCGGTCGAGCTCGTCGTGAGGTCGATGCTCTTGGTTGTCGCGTCGAGTGTGATTGCCATCTCAGAATCCTCCGAACGCCATGCGCGTCATGATCTGCGGCTGAGTCAATCCACCGCCGTTGCCAGGACTGGCCCACGTCCCGTCCGAGCGCAAGAAGTTCGTGGTGCCGCCTCCGCTCGACGGCGTCAGGCCCGCGTCCGAAGACGAGAACAAAGGCAGCGTGACGTCCGCGCCCGTGCTGCTCGTCAGCAGCCGCGTCGCCGCCGTGTAGCCGAGATCGGTCGATCCACCGCCGCCGCCCTTGGCCTTGCAAAGCTTCGTCTGGTAACGACTCACACCGTGTACCTCTGGTAGTAGCCGTAGACGACGACTCTACTGGCGGCGTCAGCGTACGCTTTCACGATCACGCCGTTCTGCATCAGCCTCTTGTCTTGAACGACAACAGCACCATCGCCATGGACAAGGTCGATATGGATCAAGTCATCCGGCGAACTCGTTCCGCCCATCAACAACCATAGACCAGTGCTGGCATGACCTGTAGCCACATGGCACGCCTCGATGGTTAGGAACTCGAGCGTGGTCGTGCCCGAGTTCACGGTGTGGATCGTCTGCGCTCCACCGCTCGTCGTCGCTGTGATGAGGATGTTCTTGCCGTTGGTCTGCCCGGACAAATAGCTGGTGACGATGTCTCCGCGTGCCATGTATCACGTCCTCCCAAAGATCTGGTGCTCGACGAAGAACTGTAGACCGCTGCGCTCGAAGCGTTGCCGCGGGATGCGCAACAACTGCGTCGAGAACCGATAGATGCGGACTTGGTGGGCCGTGCTCGGACGAGTCATGGTGAGCCTCCATTGGACGTGCTGGCAGCGAACCTTGCCCGGCGTGTATGCCTGCCAGTCCGAGTAGGTGTCGTCCTCGTCGAACGTGCGGAACTCGATCTTCACGTCGACACGCCCGAGGTCATCGGCCGCCGCGAGCTTGTTCAACGGCCCTTCCCAAGACCACTGCGCCTCGCCGTTGTCCCAGACGTGCGCGCTGTCGTCCCACGTCGTCGGCCAGATCTGCTCGCCGACGAAGAATGCCGAGTTGTAGAACCATTCGGCGCGCTGATCCACGAGCACCAAGGGATCGGACGTCGTGTACGTCGCCGTCAAGTTCGAGCCGCTGAACTCGAGGTAGCCCTGCGGGAATAGGATCGAGGTCGTCACTTGGCAGTTCGTCAGCGTGGCGTTCGGCGTGACCGGGCCCGACCTGCGCCAGCCGATCCCGTAGTCCTCCCAAGATCGAGTGAAGTAGGTGCTGTTGCTCGAGTCGACGATGGCCTCGCTGTCCACTGGAGCGGGATTCCACGCCACGACGTCCGCGGCCGACCACTTGTTGCGCTCGCTGACCGCGCGCACGAACAACTGACCAGCCTGACCGATGCCGTGCAGGTGCTCGCCAGCCGAGACGCTCGTCGCCACCGCGCTGGTCCAATTCGCCGTCGGCCCGAACTTGCCAGAGTCCTGCGGCATCGCGCCGACACGCTGTCCAAGCAGCCAGCCGCCGCGCCGGATCTCGAGCGTGGTGGACTCGTCGACAGATCCGGGCTCGACGCGGTACGTCGCCAGCTCGCCGTCCAAGGAGTATGGGAACGACGAGTCCCAGTCCGGCGCAGTCGGTGCCGGCGACCGGCCGATCATGCGCACGGACGACTGCCCGCTGCGCGACGGCAGGCGTGCTTGCCCGCCTTGGCTCCGCGACACGACGGCCACGAGGAAGGAATCGCCGACGGCTGCGTTCTCGAGTGTCACGACCGCCGAGCGGTCGCTGGGAAGCGCCGTGGCCTTGAGTTCGAAGAACGGCTCGAGGAGGCCGATGTCGGGCGCGACGTATACGTCGAAGCCGGCCAGCGTGTCCGAGGAGTTGTCGCCGTACTCCCAAGACACCAGGAGTCTTGGCTGATGCGATCCGCCCGGACCGCGCGCCACGACTTCCTTCGCGCGCACGTTGTCGACGATCGGCGGGATCGACTGCCGCCCCGAAGCCGGCGTGTCGGCGGTCAGGAACTCCACGTCAATGTCCGGCGTGTCGCCGACGTCCTCGACGTCGTACACGCTTTCGACGTACTCCGACCACTGGATCTCGCGCTGGAGCTCCGGCGTCAACGTGATCGAGTCGACCTGCGCCAGCAGGTCTTCGCCGTCCGTGTGCAGGATCCACACGTCGTCCTTCAGAGGCGCGATGCCGTAGCCCGTCGACACCGTGATCGGCGAGCCGATGGCATAGGTTCCGGCCGCCGAGGTGACGGTCAACGTCGGCGGGTTGGAGACGCCTGCGTTCGCGCTTCGCACGGTCAGCTTGTACGTCGTCGCGGCCGCGAGCACGACCGTGCGATCAAGGTACACCTGCGTGCTCAGGCTCGAGTCCTGCTTCACGCGACCAGAGACGCCGCGGTCGAGTACGTCGTGCGCGATGCGAATCACGTCCAGCGGCTGGAGGCCGACGAGGTCGATCGAGCCCACGAAGCGTCCCTTCCTCCGCACCTCGTTCTCTTGGTTTAGCAGGTAGCGCGCCTGCCGTAGAACTTGAGCGCGTCGGATCACGCCTTCTTGGAAGAAGTTCCGCCGGCGAATCAAGCCGGAGTCAGTCGTGCCGGCGATGGTCGGATGCTCGACGGAGACCATGGACCGCTCGTAGAACAGCGCCTCGTCCAAGAAGCCGATCTCGATCTGGTTGAAGCGCGTCTTGGGGTTGAGGTACTCGACCTCGAAGCTGCCCGCCTCGATCTGCGCCATGCCGACGATCTCGGACACGCTCTTCGGCTTGAACACCGCGATGCGCACCTTGCGTCCGTCACGGATGATCGTCGCGCGGCCGCTGGCGCACACTTGGAGCAGTGCATCCCACGCCGCGCCCTGTTGGTCGATCGCGCCGTCGTACTGGAATCGAGGATGCCGAGTCTGGATGGTGCCGGCCGGAGTCACGACCGAGGACATCAGCGCCCCCACGGCCCACGGCGTGTTCGAGTTAGACGGGTTGCGCACGATGATCTTGTGCGGAGCAACGGCCGGACGTTGGATGTCGACGATCTCGTAGTTGCCGGCGACACCTGCGTCGTCCGAATTGAACGCCACGCCAGACGGCAAGGAAGGCGTGCCCGTGACCCAGATGTAGTCGCCGATCTTGACCGTGCTCGGGATCGAGTCCTTCGGCACATAGAACTCGAACACGCGGCCGCTGCTGTCCGTCGTGTGCAGGACGTCGCTCCACGTCATCGCCGAACCGCTGGTCGTCGCGCTGTAGGTAGCCGTGTAGCCGGACTGGTTGTAGACCAGTCCGTCGCAGTAGTCGGCCCACTCTTGGAACGTGGCGATGTCGAGGTCGGTGTTGTCGAACGTATTGCCGAGTCCCCAGTTCTTGTCGAGCAACATGTCGACGACGATCCACGCAGGGCAGCGCGAGAACTCGACCGTGAACGTCGGGAAGTCGGTCGAGATCTTGTCCCACACCGGCACCTTTCGGCCCTTCACCACGACCGTCACGTTCGGCGTGTTGCCGCTGATCTCGCTCGAGGCGCGTACGTTCACGCCGACCAGGGGAGCTGTCGGATAAGTGAACGGGTCGTACTCGCGCAGCGAAAGCGACTGCCAGCGCATCGTGTCCGCTGCGTTCACGCTCGAGGAGTTCTCGATCGAGCGCAGGACCTCGATCTTGTACTTGGATTTCTTGACCCGTTGAGTAGGAGGTGTCGTGCCCTCGATGATGCTGTAGGTCGAATCGGAGACAAGGTTCGGCCCGTTGACCGTCATCGTGTTTCCGTTGCCGGATCCGTCGACCGTCGTGCTTGCGCCCGACATGTAGAAAACCGGCACCAAGTCTGAGATGAAGTTCGTGCGCCCGTTGCCGTTGTTGTATTGGCGACGGATCGTGTCCTCGTCCATGACGCCCTTGTAGATGACGACGTTCTGCATCATTCCATCGGTGCCGGGCCCACGGATCTCGAAGTTGCCAGCGCCGATCGACGAGAAGTTGGGCAGCGTGACGGTCTGCGATGTCGTCGTGTCGACGAGCTTGACGCCGTTGGCGTACAGACGCACGCGGTTCAACGTCCCGACGGCGCTCGTCTCGAACGTCGCGACGATGTGCTTCCAGCCGCCAGGCGCGTAAGCCGCGGCCGGCGTGAACGATTCATCGTCGTCGGCATTCTGGTCTGCGATCGTGTTTGCAAACACAAAGCTCGGAGTGAAGAACGTCTCGCCCTTGCCCTCGTAGAACTGGCTGGAGGTTGTGCTGTTCAGTTGGACGTACGGCACTGTGCGTTGAACGCTCTGCCCGGGAGCGAGCGTGAACGTGGGCCGAAGAGCGCCGACGCGAATCTGGCCGAGCTTGAACCACGCTCCTGCCGGCACCGTGGTGCTGCGCACGACTCGGTAGACAAAGGTACTAACTCCAGTAAATACTACGCTCTTCGTCTGCACATAGCAGAACATCTCGACCGTGAACGACTCCGCGGCTCCAGAGCTCGTCCATAGCGGACCATTGGCCGGCACGGTCAGAGTTCCAGTCCTGCTGAGGAAGGCCGCGCTGGGAGCAGTGGTTGGCGTGCTGGTGAAGTCGAACAGGAGCGACGGTGCAAGCGCCGGTCGAGTGAAGGTCTGCGGATCGTAAAGCGGCACGCGCGTGTCGACCGTCGACCCGGGATTCAGTTTTGAAACGAAACGCGTCGGGCGCAGGCGCACATAGCCGTCGCCCTCGGGACCGCCGGTCGTGATCGGCACGCCCAGTGCGTTGAGCTCGATGTAGCGGACCGCGATGCCGCTGTTCGTCGCGACCAAGTTCCCGCCCGTCGAGAGCGTCAAGCCCTCCGGGTACAGCACCTTGATGACGGCCTCTTCGCCCTCGACCGTCATCGTGTAGGTAATGCCGAAGTCCGTCCACGTCGCGTTGCTCGAGGTGACTCCGTTCGCGAGGAACTGCGGCGAGCTGTAGTTCAGGACTTGTTCGAAGATCGAGTCGCCCGGGCCGACAAGTTCCGTGTCGATCGCCACGACGCTCGAGGCGAACTCGAAGCCCTCGATGGAGGACTGCTCGAGCGTGCCCATCCTTACCTGCACAGTCACGCCTTGCAGGCTCGAGGCGTCGCTGTCGTTGACGTACAACTTGCCGGCCGGAAGCACGCTTGAACTGGAATTGCTCGTGATCGGGACGGCGGTGTCGGAAGTCTGGCCGGCGATCTCTTCGAGCGCCCCTTCGCCCAGAGAAAGCAGCACCGAATACTGCGCGCCGCCGCTGCCGAAGTCGTCGATGAACTCGTTGATGACCTGACCGCCCACGCGCATCTTGCCGTAGTAGAGCGGGATCGGCTCGCCCTCGACGCGCGAAGGCTCGATGCCCGAGTAGCCGTACGTCGCCGAGCTGTCGTCCTTGCGCGGCTTCGGAGGCTTCGGGAGCAGCGCGCGCATGATCACGTTCGCGGCGAACATGATCGCGAGATACTTGACGAATCCGGCCAGCGTGAACTCGACGCCGCGCGGAGCGAGCAGGAATCCGATGCGGTCGCCGGCGAGGATCTCGTCGTCCCAAGCAAGACGCTTCACGCCGCGCACCGGGATGATGTTCTCCTTGTGGTCGATCCAGCCCGGCGGCAGCAAGTCCACCACCAGGGCTTGCCGACGATCGACGCGCAACAGCTCCGCGCCGCGTGCGCCCGCGAAGACGTTCTGGATCAGGAGGACTTCGATCATTTCAGGATGAGGCGATAGACGCTGTGGATTGGCCCGACCATGCGTTCGGCGACCGCGCGCACGCCACGCTTCCGATCCGATGTCAGAAGGATCAGCGGCTCGGCATCGCCGCAGTGGACGACGATCGAGACGTGCGGCATGTTGCGCTCGGGTCCGATCATCTGGAGGACGATGTCGCCGACTTGCGTCTTGGTCTTGCAGATGTATCCGCGAGACAACATCCGCCATCGGTCGTCGTACTGCATTCTCCACGTCTGGAGCGCCGCGCTGTCGGCCGTAGTCTGGCCCGACTCCCAGTCCTCGACGGCGTCTAGACACTTCTCGCCGTGGATCCTCTTCAGCACGAGCCACGCCACGCCCAAGCAGTCGATGCCGTGCCGCAGACTTCTCCCGCCTTCGGCGTGCGGAGCGCCGAGCATGTCGTAGTAGAAGTCGCGCTCGACGCTGGGCATGAGCATGAGTCTACCTTCGTCCTTGCCGCGGGATGCCGGGCCAGCCGCCGAAGCGAGCCGGATGCTGGCGCGCGAATCCGTTCGCGACCTCCGTGTCGCCGCGCTCCTCGCACTGCGACAAGGTCTTCTCGCAGGTCGGATGCGCCGAGGCGAGAGCCGACACGTTCAAGTCGTAGCCGCACCGCTCGTCGCCGTAGCGGAAGCGGCAGTGGTTTCGGATGTACCTCTGGCCGGGTAGCACGGCCTGCGTCAGGTTGAGCGCCGACACGTTCCACGTCACGCGGTCGAGCGTGGCCTTGCATCCGACGATCTGCCCGTCGAACCGAAGGGCCGCGTCCGGGTTGCCAAGCTCGAGGACGTGGACGAGCCGGATGACGATCGGCTGGCCGACAAGCCCGTCGTGGTCCTCGAGGATCGAACGCACGATCAGGGACTCGTTCGAGATCTGAAGCTGGATCTGCGGCAGGTCGCCCTCGGCCGACTGCGATACGGCCGACTGCGCGATCGGAAACGGCTCGTAGGTCAGGGCCGCGCCGACCGAGTCCACGCCGAACGTCACGTTCCGGTCGTAGTTGGTCAGTCGGTAGCGCGTCGGCGGCGTGGTCGGCACCTCGATGTCGTACAGCCAGATCCAAGGGTACGGGTCGGACAGCGACCGGGCGCGCTGCGTCGTGAGTAAGGTCAGGTCTTGTGTCATTCGGAGAGCACCTCCTCGAGCTGGACCGACCAGCGGAACACGCTCGGCGTGACCTGCTCGACGCTCAGGCTGTCGACCACGAATCTAGCAGTGATCGACGCGCCGGCTGGGGTCGTCCACGAGAAGGGCACCTCCGCGCCCTTGTGGCTGTCCCAGAAGCTCTTCAGCGTCGTGGCCTCGCTGGCGGTCGCGGCTTCGTTGCCGATCGTCCAGCGGCCACGGGAGCGCGATTGGCGCACGCCGACGTAGCGGTGGTCGGACTCGAACGTGTGGTCGAAGGCCAGCCGCGCGTCCGACTCTTGAGCTCCGAACTCGTACGGTACCGACAGCGTGCCAGAGGCCGCGTCGTTCTCGCCGGCGACCACGATCGAAGCCTGATCGTTCTCCGGCGTGTCGACCGGCGCTCCGCCGGCACCGATGGCCCACGAGTCGAAGTACACGTTGCCGGAACTGGTCGCCGTCGAGCTGGCAAACGTCAGGCCTTCGCCGTTGCCCGAGCGGATTCGCGACGTCTTCTTGTCGACCACGCTGCCATCAGACAGCACCGAGAAGACCGCAGCGCCGGCGGTGACCGGCTGGCCGCTGTCGTTGTAATCGCCGGCCCCGATGTCCCAAGTCTGCAAGACTCCGCCGATGTAGGCGCGCAGCTTGACGTAGCCGTCCTGTGGAGTCGGCGTCGTGAGAGTCTGGACGCTGAACCTGAGAGTGAACGCCGAGTTGAGAGCAAGGCCAGCGAGGTTGGTCTTCTTCGTCAACTGTGCGGGCGGAAAGTTGTTGCCGCGCATTCGATACAGCACCAAGTCGAATTGACCGTTCGTGTACTCGACGCGGCACAAGTAGCCGGACGGCACGTAGCCCAGCGCAAAGTCGACGTTCGAACTACCAGGCGTGCCGAACAGGATGATGCCGGCGTTGCGCGTGTTGCTCGCGTTCGCGTTCTCGAACGTGATCGAAACCTGACGGTCTTGGAACTTCGGGTCCAGCGCGATGTACGGACGGTAGGCCCACACGCTCGTCGAGTCGACGTTGGGCTTGCCGAGGATGCGATTGTTCGCGGTGTCGACGCGCATCGCGTTCGTGTACACGTCGGTCGTCGTGGCCGGGTTGTACGTCCAGAAGTCTCCCCACCATCCTTGGATCAGGCTGTGCAGACCGATGGAATGAGTCACGCCGATGCTGGAGATCGAGATGCTTCGACCGCTGCGTTGCCACAGCCTCGTCCAGTTCTCGCGGAATACCGTGGAGCCGGAGAACGGGCCGGCGCTCCACCAGTTGCATCGGTACGTGCCACGCGAAGCGACGGTGCCGTTTACCAGCATCGGGCAGACC